GTCTAGCCCTCCTGCTCGCCGGCCGTCGCCGAACCGCGCGACCGCTTGCTCGCCCCACCCGTCGCGGTGGACGTCGCCTTCCGCCACAGCGGCGACTTCTCCACCCCGTAGGTCTTCGCCTCCGCGTCGGTCAGATCCCGCGCCGGTACCCCCGCCACGAATCGCCCCCCACCCACGTACCGGTACGTCATCGCTGCCTCCTCACGCGCCCAGCCGCCGGATGCGGCATCCTCACGCACTGAGCGTCCGCGTCTCGCTGATCCGCACCCCGATCGACAGCTCGAACCCCCACCCGTGGTCGATGTCCTCGAACCGCACGAGCGGCCCGAACGTCTGGTCGTGCGAGTAGTCCGCCGTCAGGTCCCCCGCGACGAAGTCGTCCAGCGCATCCGCGATCGCCAGCCACGCGCCGTCGTAGCGCTGGTGCACCGCCTCGAGGTCGTCGTCCGGCCCGCCCAGCATCACCCGCACCGTCACCTCGCCCGCGATCAGCCGCTGCCCGCCGGCCACGCGCGTGATCTCCGGCGTGAACGGCAACAGGTAGGCGTACGGCAGCAGCGACACCTCCTGCCGCCCCGGCGGCGTGTACTCGAACCCGCTCAGCGTCTCCGCCGCCTGGTCCTCGACCTGCCAGCTCACGCCCTCCAGCGCCGCCGCCAGCGCGGCGCGGAAGGTCGGCCACGTCCCGCTCATTCAGAAGCTCCACTGGTGTCGTCCGTAGCGTGCTTCCACCTCGCGCCACATCCACGCCGTCTGTGGCCGCATCGGGATCCCGCCGTCGAACGACGGCAGCTCGCCCGCCGCGCCACCCTTCAGCCCCTCGCGGATCTCGTGCGTGCGGTGCACCACCAGGTCAGCCACCAGCTCCGGCGTCGTCGCCCAGCCCCACGTCCCCGTCACCCGGATGCTCCGCGGGAGCGTCGGCCACGCCCCGCGGTCCCGATCCGTCCGGTGCGTCAGGATGTCCAGGTAGCGGTACGGCTCGCCCCCCGTCGCCGCGTTCGCCGGCCCCGGCGCCAGCCACGTGTCCGCCGTCGCCGGGTCGTACGTCTCGCCGTCAAACGTCCCGTCCTGCTCGGTGTCCAGCTTCACCCCGCTCGCGGTCACCGACTGCAGCAGGTACCCCATCCCCGAGCTGTCCCGCAGCCACAGCCGCGAGCACCCCACCACCGACCCATCCGCTAGCTCCCGCCGCGGGCCGTCGAACGTCAGCGTCTCGGTCCCGCTCTTGAACATCCCCGGCGCCAGCCCCAGCGACCGCTCCAGCACCCGGATCGTGCCCACGATCTGGCCCTCCAGCAGCGAGTCCTGCCCGCTGTCGTTCGACCCGACCCGCGCCCGGTAGTCGTCATCGCTCACGAACGTCGTCAGGTCCAGCGCCATCTAGCGCCGCCTTCCGGCGCCGCCCCGGCGGATCCCCGACCGCTGATCGGTCGGGATCAACACCCCCGCGTTCTTCGACGCCAGGCTCACCGCGCCGCCCCCACCGCCTGCGCGTCCAGCACGAACTCCGCGTTCGCCGGCGCCCGCTTCCGCCACACCCACGGCCCCAGCCGCTCCAGCCCCGCTTCCGCCAGCGCCCCCTCCCAGTCCGGGTGCGCGTGGTGCTGCTCCGGCAGCTGGTCACCGAACCCCGACTGCGTGATCAGCAGCCCGCCGGGCTCCAGGTACTCGATCACCCGCTCGAGCGCCGCCTCCGGGTCCTCCAGGTGCTCGAACACGTGCCACGCCACCACCGCGTCGAACGTCCCCGCCGGCTCCTCGCTCACCGCCTCGAGGCGCGACACCCCGTGCTTGCGGGCGCGCCAGCGCGCGAACTCCGTCATCGTCTCGTTCGGCTCGTAGGCCGTCACCATCACCCTGTCGGCGGCCGCGATCAGCGCCCACGTCGCGATCCCGCTGCCGAAGTCCAGCACCCGCTTCCCGCGCAGCTCCACCTCGGCCGCGCGGCCCCAGGCCCCGTTCCCCAGCTGGTGCCACCACACGAGCTCCGCGGCGTACGCCAGGCCCACGTCCTCCCGCCGGTACCACTCCGCCTCGCTCTGCTCCGCCGGCTTCGCCGCGAACAGCTCGGAGGTCTTCTCCGCCCCCAGCTCGACCATCCGTCGCACGTCGCCGGCGTCGTCGCCGCTCCACTCCGCGAGGTCCGCCAGCAGCGAGTCCAGCAGCGGGGGGCCGTAGCGCTTCGCCTTCGTGTCGATCTCCGCCCGCTCGATCCCCCCGCTCGGGAATGCGCTCCCGGGCTTGTTCAGATCCGCCACGCTGTACGGGTACATCCCCAGGTGCTGCAGCACGATCGACTGGTCCATCCACACCGCCAACCCCAGCTGGCGCGCGCGGTTGCAGAACGCCCAGTCCTCGCTCAGGTAGTGCCGCCGCCCGTCCTCCTCGAGCGCCTGAAACGGCGAGAAGAACGGGTAGAACGGCCGGTCCGCACCCAGCTCGCACTCGGCGATCATGTGGCCGCCGTCCGCGTCCTCGAAGCGCCGGTCGATCATCCCCTCCAGCACCTCGCGGTGAAGCGCGAAGAACCCCGTCGCCAGGTACTGGATCTCCAGCGGCCGCCGCACCGGCCCCTGCGCCCACAGCACCTCGGTGTTCGGGTAGATGCGCGAGCTCAGGTGGGGCGTCGTCGAGCGCGTCACGTAGCCGCCGCCGTAGATGCTGCGCGTCTCCCGGCAACCCTCGACGATCTTCCAGAAGTCGCTCTCATCGAAGACGATGTCGTCGTCGATGATCACCATCACGTCCGCGTCCGTCTTCAGGAACTCCGTGCACATCAGCGACCGCGACCGCCCGATCAGCGCGTCGTTCCAGAGCGGCGCCCAGATCACCTTCTCGTCCGCGGGCGAGTTCAGCATCGTCACCATCAACCGCGTCGCGGTGACGACGTTCATCTCCCGCCAGATCGACGGCCCCACGAACACGCTCACGCCGTCACCGCCTGAAGCTCGCGGACTGCGGACTCCACTGCTCCGTGGTCAAGGCCGTCGCGCTCCGCGATCGCCCCTTCCGGCGTGAGGGTGCGATGGGACGGTGACCAGACCGGCACCACCCTTGCTTCGTGCACCGGCTCGAACGACGCAGAGTGCACAAGTAGGCGGATCGCGCCCCACTCGGGCCGCCAATCGAAAGCGACGATGCGAAGGTCCTCGACCACCTCAGTCGGAACGCCGATCACGTAGGCGTTCTCACCGCCGCCGGCGATGATCGCCACCAGGAACTCCGGCGCGATCGCCACCTCGCGGTAGCGACGCGCTTCATCTCGTGGCCCAATCGTGGTCCACATTTGGCTAGCCCCCTTCGGCCTCGGCGATCGCCGCCTCCAGCTCTGCACGCTCCAGCTTCGAGTAGCCCCGCAGCCCCGCCGCCTTCGCGCGGGCCCGCAGCTCCGCCACCGACAGCCCGGCGAGCTCGCCCTCCTCCGACTCGTCCGTGCCCCCTGCGTCGGCCGCCGGCGACGCGTCGGTGCCGGCCGACCCGTCCCCTGAAGGGGGCAGGGGGACGAGCCAGCCGGCCTCCTGCTCCGCGATCTCGTCGGGCACGTCATAGACCTGGCCGGCGAACAGCGCCCGCAACCGGATCGCGCGCGGCCCGCGCCCCGGCAGCAGTACGTCCCCTGGCCGCGTCGCCCGGACGAGCATCGCGCTAGAACGTGACCGCGGTGAGCCCGATCACCGCTGCGTTCGCGTCCGTCACCAGCACCGCCCGCACGTGCGCGGCGTCGCCCCTGACCGGATCGAAGTCCATCTCGAATGCCGCGTTCGCATTCGTCTTCACCGCCACCGCCGCGTTCGGGTACGTCGTCGTGTTGACGTTCGTCCAGTTCGCGTTCGCCGCGTCCGCCGGGTTGTCGCCGGACTGCAGGTGCGCCGCGTAGTTCGCGGAGCCCGTCAGCGCCCCGGCGTTCAGCACGAAGTACGCCCCACGCTTCCCGCGCAGGTCGATCGACGCCCCGTTGACCGTGTTCGTCGTGTCCCCGTTCCGCGACACCGGCGGGTGCGATTGCGTCGCCGTCAGCCCGCTCGCCGGGTTGTGCAGGGGGCTCATCCGTCCAGCCATCTGATCTCCTCCTCGGCGAGGAAGCGGGGGCCTCGGCCCCCGCTTCCGCCTGGGTCATGTGCTAGCTCGTGGCGCCCTTCAGGATCAGGAACGCGGCCGCCAGGTCGAAGAAGCTGTCGTAGCGCTTCCGCGCCTTGATCAGCACCTGGTCCGACGCCGTGTAGACGCTGTCGTCGCGCGTCATCACCGTCCCCAGGCGGTCCATGAACACGTAGTGACGGAAGTCGCCGATCGCGCCGACCTCCTCGCTCGCGGCGATCGTCGCGGCGTTGTCCCAGCCGGTCCCGTCGAACATCTCGACGGGGGATCCCAGCAGGAGCGGCCGCGGCCGCTCCTGGCCGCTCGGGAGCGTCCAGATCTGGCCGCCGCTGGACGAGATCGCCAGCACGCGCGCCCAGAAGCTGGAGGACATGTGCCAGGTCGCGTTCTCGCGGAACTGCGCCCCCAGCTCGTAGAAGGCGTTCAGGATCTCCGCCAGCGTCGGCGCCGCCAGCGTCAGCAGATCCGTGATGTCGCCGATCGTCCCGTGCGCGCCGGCGACCCGCAGCCCCAGCGGCTCGGTGGTGCCGTCGCCCTCGATCCCCTGCTGGTCCTCGTAGCGCCCCGACTCCTCGCGCACGAGGCTGTTCAGGTACTCCACGACGTTCGTGGCGCTGTCCGCCAGGAACTCCTCCGACATCTTGAAGTTGATCCCGGACTTCCGGATCGTGAACGTCACCTGGGCGAACACCGGGTCCGTCTCGCCCGGGTCCTGCTCCTCCGCGATCTTCCCCCAGGCGGCGGTGGTCCCGCTCGGGAACGTCCCGCCGTCACGCGAGGTCTGCAGCACCCGCGAGATCCGCCGGAGCGTCCCGCCCGGCGACCCCGGATCGTGGATCAGCTCGATCCGCTGGTCCGACGGCACCAGGTAGCCGCCCTCGCTGTCGTCGTCCTCCTGCATCGCGTTCAGCACCGTGTACAGCTCCGGCGCCTTGCGCTTCATCGCGTCGTGGCCCAGGCGCATGTACATCGCGAACGCGTCGCGCTGCCGCTGCGCCTCCGCCTGCAGCTCCGGCCCGTATCGCGCCATGATCTCCGGCCGCTGCACCGCCGCCGGGTAGTTCCGAATGAACCCCTCCGTCGTCTTCGACGCGAACGGGACGATCACCCCGTTCCCGAGGTCCTTGAACCCCTCCGGCGCCCGGTTCGCGAGCTCCGGCTTGACCGGCTTCACCGCGTTCGGGTCCGCGTCCTCGCGGAAGTCGACATCCTGCCCCGGAACCGGCTTGCCGGCGTCCAGCGCCTTCGCCGCGTCTTCCTGCTTCTTCGCCGTCTCCCACTTCGCGAACGCCGCGTGGTAGGCCTTCTCGGCCTGCTCCAGCTCGGCCTTCGGCTTGTCCGCCTCGCCCGTCGCCTCGCGCCACGCCGCGAGCGCCTCGAGCGTCTCGTTGTGGAGCTCCCGCGCCGTCGCAACCATTAGCTCACCTCCAGCAGCTGCATCGCGGCCTCTTCGACCGCCAGCCGCGTACCCGTGCGCCAGTCCGGCTCCCGCCGGCCGCCGCCCTCATTCCCTGGTTCCGATCCCGCCGGACGCGATCCATCACCGGCGCCGCCCCCGCGCGCCAGCCGCTTCGCGTCCTTCGGTGCGTTCCTGAAGATCGACAGGTCGAACGAGTTCTCCGTCGCCTCGTCCTCGGCGATCGCGTCGGCCAGGCCGAGCGCCACCGCTTCCTCGTCGCTCAGCCACGTCTCGGCCTGCATCCGCTCGCGCCACTCCGCGCGCGTCCCGCCGGCCCGCTCCGCGTAGATCCCCGCGATCTGCTCGCCCATCTTGTCGAGCGCCGTCGCCATCGCCCGCATGTCGGCGGCGTTGCCCACCGCGAACGCCCACGGCTCGTGGATCATCATCATCGAGTGCCGCGCCATCATCAGCCGGCCCTCGTCCGCCGCCTGCGCGATCACCGAGGCGATCGACGCCGCCATCGAGTCCACCTGCACGTTCACCGTCGCCGGGTGATCCCGCAACGCTCGGTAGATCGCGACCCCGTCGAACACGTCCCCGCCGGGGGAGCTGATGTGCACGTTCAGCGTCGACACCGCGCCCAGGTCGGACAGGTCGCGCACGAACGACTGGGCGTCGATCCCCCAGAACCCGATCTCGGCGTAGAGGAAGATGTCGGCCGCGTCCTCGCCCAGCCGCGCCTGGATCCGGTACGGCGAGTCGGCTCGACCCGCGCGCCCGCCAGCCGCCTCCACGGTGTCGTGGATCAGCTCGGCGTAGGCCCTGGTGAGACGGTTGCGGAGCACGGGACTCCCCTGCTGGGGTCCCGTGGATGGACGCGTGGTCCAGAAGGGGGACGTTGAGGACGCAGCCTCGAGCGGCTAACTGCTCATCCGCATCTTCGGCTCATCACTCACCGCTGTCAACAGCGACAGCGCGCCCTGATCCGCCGGCACCGCCCGGATCTCCACGCACCGCTCGCACGTCACCAGTTGCGGATCCCTCGACACCAGGCGTCGCGAACCGGTGATGCCGCACGCCGCGTGTCCCTGCACCAGCCAGTGCGTCTTCCGCAAGTACGCCGGGCTAGCTCGCCCGCGGCGCGTCCTGCCGGAGCACCATCACCGCCTGCCGCTCGGGCTGCCCCTCGAACCGCCGCGCGTCCCTCGGGCACCGCGCGCAGTACCCGCGGTCCCGCACCGCCACCGACGTCGGGATGTGCACGCTGATCGTCAGCTCCGTCAGGAAGTGGCCGTTCGGGCAGCGCACCACGTAGCGCGGCACCGGCTAGTCCAGCGCTCCGCGGAACACGCTCGGGATGCTGGCCGCCCCCTCGAGCGGGTTGTCCGGCTCCTCCTGGTCCCCCGCCGCCCCCGACCCCGCGAACAGCACGTTGTGCTCGCGGTCCACGATCAGCTGGTTCCCCGTCAGCATCCGCACGTCGTACCCCTCGAGCGGATCCAGCCCCACCAGCCGCAGCGCGTCGTTCACGATGAACCCCGAGTTGACCATCCGCACCACCTCGCGCAGCTTCCGGCTCAGGTCCTCCTGCAGCGCCCGCACGCCCGTGTAGTCGTACCCCACCTGCGCGTCGCGGTCGCGTGTCGTCGCGAACTCCGGCAGCAGGTCCGACGCGTAGAAGCCGCCGAACAGCATCCCCAGCGGCAGCATCGTCTCCGACCAGAACTGAAACTGGTCCTGCTCGTACGTCCCGGCTGAGTTCGACGCCCCCACCGCGAACAGCGCCCCCACCAACCGCCCCGGCACCCCCAGCACCCCGCAGATCCGCGACTCCACCCGGTCCCGCGTCTCCGGCTTCGTCATCTCGCTCTGCTTCAACGCGAGCTGCTGGTAGTCCGTCACCCGCTCGTTCAGCACCAGCACGTCGAACCAGCGCTTGACCCCGTTGAACGCCGACCGGAACTTGCTCTTGATCTCCTCCGTCTCCTCCGGGTTCGGGTTGCCCTTCACCTTCAGCAGGCCCGCCGGCACCCCGGCGTTGCGGAAGAACGAGAGCTCCATGTCGCTCATCGCCAGGTCGATCGAACCCTCGCGCGCCAGGATCGCGATCTTCGAGAGCCCGTAGAAGTCGTCGACCAGCGAGTCCTCGTGGATGTGGATCATGTCCCGCCGCGGGATCCGCGCTCGCAGCTGCCCGGCCACGGTCACCCGGAACACGTCCTCGGCCGAACTCCGGCCCGGCTCGACGGTCACCTTGTCCGGACGGATCAGGCGCAGCTCCTGCACCGGGTAGCCGTCGAACAGCCGCCGCCGCTCCAGGTCCGAGCTCTGCCGCACCTTGTGGATGTAGACGTTCCCACCCACGTCCAGGTGCGACGCCTGCGTGCTCTGGAACCGCTGCCAGTTCCACCCCGGCGCCGGGTTCCGCAGCAGCCGCACCATCCGGTGCTGGTCCTGCACCTGCCCGTCCGCCCGCGTCAGCATCGGCCGCACCGTCGCGAACGACGTTTGCTTCTCGTAGATGCAGGAGTAGATCAGGCTGTTCTGGCTGTACCCGGTCTGGGCCTGCCTGAGGAGGTCGTGCGGCGGGAACTGCTCCTGTCCCACCTGCCAGGTCGGGATGATCTCGCCCGCCCGGTTGCGCGCCCGCAGCGGGCCGCGCCGCTCGAACATCTCGTCGATCTGCCGCGCCTGCGCCATCGAGGGCTCCTCAGATGCCCGCGGCCGCGCTGAACACGCGCCACGCCAGCCCGAGTATCGCTGCCCCCACCACCAGAATAGCCGCTACCGCCACCGCCTGCCCCGCCGCATGCAGCCGGTTCATGCCGCTTCCTCCAGCTCCCGCAGCCCGTACCCGCGGACCATCGTCTCCGCGACCTCCCGCAGCCACGGATCGTGCTCCCCCCAGTCATACGCCAGCGGCGGCGTGTCCGCGCGGTGGTTCACGTCCTGCGGTACCATCGCCAGCGCCTCCCGCAACCGCTCCCGGTCCAGCTTCAGCCCTCCCAGTCGGCACAGCGCGTCCAGCGCCGCCGCCGGCTCCTCGAGGCGGAACTGCACCACCGGCACCTCATCCCGCCCCACCCGCGCATCCAGCCACTGGTTCGCCATGATCCAGTACAGCAGCGACCGATCGATCGCGCTCAGCGACTGCACCCCCAGCGCCGGCCACTCGTATCGCCGCCGCTCGCCCCAGCCCTGCTCCCACATCCCCCGCCCCACCAGCGACGCCACCACCAGCCGCGGGTGCCGGATCACATGCCCCATCGCCCGCATCCCCGGCAGCCCCGCCAGGTCTGTGCAGCGGTACACCCCGTCCGAGCTCACCTCCACCGAACCCGCCCGCGCCGCCTCGAACCGCACCACGCCTCCGCTCGCCGTCATCACCAGCCGCTCATGCGTCGCGCTCACCCCCGCCGCCGACAGCACCTCCGCCAGGTACTTCGTCCCGCTCCGCGCGCACCCCGTGATGTACACCCGCGTCATCCGCAGCACCGTTCCCCGACCAGCACCACCAAAGCCACCATGCCGGCGAAGATCAGGGCGACTCCACTGAGGAACAGCACTGCCCCAAAACAGCCGACCAAGACATCGTCGTAGCAGCTCACGCGACCCACCATCCCCCGTCCCCATCGTGGAAGACGGCTCGCTTCAGCGCGGTCACGGTCGCCGAGACACCGTCGATCCGCTCCGTGCTCTTCTTCTTCGACGGCTTCCGCATCCCATCCGGGTGCTCGTCCGCCACCACGTTCGCGAACATCCACGCCAGCACCGGGTTCCCATCGTGCCGCAGCTTCCCCGACTCGATCAGCGCCTCCAGCACCTCGCTCGGGTGGCTCAGCTGCGGGAACGTCTGCGGCACCGCCACCAGCGTCGCCCCCGCCTCGTCCAGCCGCGTCGTGATGTGCCCCGCCTGCCATGGGTCGAAACACACCTCCTCCACCTGCCACTCCTGCAGGTCGCGGTCCAGCTGCGCCAGGATCACGTCGTCGTCGCGCCGGTTCCCCGGCGTCGCGGTGATCCACCCCTCGCGGATCCAGACGTCGTACGGCACCCGGTCCGCGTTCACCCGCTCCGCCACGTTCTCCTCGGGCATCCAGCAGTGCCCTCGCAGGTCGTAGCCACCCTCCCCGTCCGGCCACAGCAGCACCCGCGCGTTCAGGTCAGTCGTCCCCGCCAGGTCCAGCCCCACGTAGCACGCCTGCCCGCGCAGCTCCTCCTCCGGCGTCACCTTCCGGCACGCCGCCCACGCGAGCGGCGAGAACCACCGCTCCGCCCCCTCCGTCCACACGTTGAAGTGCTTCCGCTTGGTGCTGTTCTGCAGCCCCGGCGTCTTCCGCGCCCGCTCCAGCTTCTGCCGGATGTAGTCCACCTTCACCGAGACGCCCAGGTTCGGGTTCGGCTTCCGCGCCGCCGCCATCACCCGCGGCAGCAGCCCCGCCGCCGCGGCGTCGTCCGGCTCCGCGAAGTACCGATCCAGCAGCTCCTCGTCCGGCCCGTCGATCGTCGCGATGTAGGCGAAGTACGCGTCGTCCCGGACCGCCCCCTCCAGCACCCGCGCCCCGTACTCGTGCTGCTCCCAGCAGATCCCCATCCGCGCCGCGCCCGCCGTCGTGATCGCGTGCACCATCGGCTGGCGCCGCGCCGCCATCGACTCCTCGAGCACGTCCCACATCTCCCGCGTCTTGTGCGCGTGCAGCTCGTCGATCGAGAACCCGTGCCCGTTCAACCCGTCCGTCGAGTCGGCGTCCGCGCCCAGCGGCTCCAGCTTCGCGTTCAGAGTCGGCGCGTTCAGGTTGTGCTGCAGCACCGTCACCAGCGCCTTCACCTTCGGCGACTTCTTCTGCAGGGCGATGATCTGGTTCTTCGCCTCCACCCACACGATCCGCGCCTGGTCGCGCTTCGTCGCGGCGCAGTACACCTCCGCGCCGCCCTCGCCGTCGAAGAACGCCAGGTAGTTCGCCACCCCCGCCGACAGGGTCGACTTGCCGTTCTTCCGCGCGACCTCGATGTACGCGTACCGGAACCGCCGCACCCAGACGCCTGTCTCCGGGTCCTGCCGCATCCACCCGAACAGCGACCCGTAGACGAAGACCTGCCACCCCTCGAGGACGATCGCCTGGCCCTTCCACTCCCCCTTCGTGTGCTCCAGCAGCCCGAAGAACCGCAGCGCTCGGTCCGCCGCCTCCTGGTCCCAGCGCAACCCCCGCTCGTGCCCGTGCTCCAGGTCCTCGAGGTGCCGCTGACACGCCAGCCGCACGAGCTCGCCGGCCGGCTGCTCGCCTCCCACCACCGCCGCCGCGTACTCGGCCACCGCGTCCCGCACCGCCGTCGTCACGTGAGCAGCCCGTCCAGCGGATCGGCCGGCTCGAACGAATCCACCTTCAGCCGCGACCGCGACGCCGGCGTCAACCCGAACTCCCGCGCCAGCGTCACCCACTCCCGCCGCACCTCGCGCAGCTGCCGGTAGGACGGGTTCTCTCGCTTCATCAGACCGCCCCGCCCCTCGGTCATGTAGGTCCGGCCCTGCGCACGAACCACCTCGCGCAGCTCCAGCACCTCGACATGTACGTCCACCAGCAGCGCCAGCGCCTCCTCGTCCGCCGGCGTCAGCACCTGCATCGCCCCCAGCTTCGCCTCGTAGCGGTGCCACAACTCCTCGTGCGGCGTCACCCGCACAGCCCGCAGCGCCTCGACCAGCTCCGCCTTCCTCATCCGGCCGCAGCCGGCGATGCCCGCGTCCCGACAGCGCCGGCGCAGCGCCACCACCGTGAGCGCCTCGAGGTCCTCCCCGGCATCGACGAGTGTTAGCCATGGCGGCGCCTTCACCGGCCCCGCCGGCGGCACTGGTTCTGCCTCGTTCAGCGGCCGCCGGCCGGCGTTGCCCCGCAACTTCCGGACCGCCGTCGGGAGCGGGGTCCGCCCCGCCGGGCTCACCTCCCCACCCCCGAGCCTTTTCCCGCCAATTTCGCGCCCGCACAAATTGACCTACAACGGCGGTCTCGCGACCAGCGCGGATCCATGGCGGGGCCACCACCGGGTGGGTTGACCGTCACCGCGTCCTCGCTCGTCGCGCAGCCCTCACCACCTGGCTCTGCCTCGTCTTCCGTGCGCTGCAGCGATCGCACAACAGCTGCAGATTATCGAGGTCATCCGAACCTCCGTCAGCGCGCTCGACAACATGGTCGACGATGGTGCCTCGCCCGCCGCATGTACGGCATGCCCCGCCATCCCGCTCCCGTACCGACTGAACCGTCCGAGTCCAACCCGCCGGCGCCGTCCACGTCGATCCCGCCCACGCAGGCTTGCGGTGCCGGGTGCAGCCCCCCCCCCCGGCCCCTAGCGCAGGGGCGCCTGG